ATATAAGCATCTTCGTCTAATTAAATCATAATCACTAGCCTCTAATAAAACATTTATAGCTTGTTCTTCAGCTAACTCAACCGCCTGTTTGTAGTTAAGCTGCATATGAAGTTTTAATTCTTCTTCTGTGTCAGGTAAATCATCTTTTTCGTTTTCATATAAATCTATATCAAAATTTACTTTTACAGCGTCATTAAACTCTTTGGACTTCATATCACGTAAAAGAGATTCCATATATTCTGTTCTTTTACTAACACCATAAGCATCTTGAGAAAAACAATTTATTTCAAAAGTTCTTTGAGCCATTCCATTTACTACTATATCTACAAATTTGGGAATAATTGGAACAGGTTTCCAGTCTAAATTAAGATAAGATAAATCACCATTTATTGATAATTCATTTTTGTATTTTTGAATAGGTTGTTCACCTCTAGCATATAACCTTAAGTTGTGAAAATTATTTAAATTACTATCAAACTTAGACATTGAACCAGTGAACCACTCTTGTCTTATTGCTTTAGCTACCTTTTCGCCATATTCATAACTTAACTTTTCTAAATCACTAACCGCTTGTGATGGGAAGTTTATAGTACCTTCTATCATATTACTGTTTTATTATTGTTGATTGAAATCCTTTATTATTATATTTGGATACACGTAGGTTTAGTGGAGTTTTTTCTTTATCTCTATTTGGTTTATATAAATGTCTATTACAAGCCATTATTGCTAATCCAGAGCTTATTGAGGCATCGTGTTTGGTTCTTTTATTTATATCAAATCTAGACCAATCATTCAGAGTGTTACTAAAGTACATTGTTCCATAGGTGCCGTCTTGTAGTAATCCAACGTGGTCGTTAATATACATTTCTATAGCTGCAGCGTGAGCCTGCTTTATGTCTTCACTTGAGTTGGGTATTCCACCAACCTCTTTTTCTGCAACTGATAATTTGTTCCAAATCTTATCTGGTCTATTCATACTAAAACCTCTATATCCTCTTCTTCTAAGATAATATAAAAGTCTAGGTTTATTATTCTCTGCTAATAATGGCATACCATAAAATACTAATGCCATTAAAACATCTTCAAAAAATATTTCAGCTGTTTGTGGTCTAGCTATGTATTCTAAAAAGAATGTATTAGCTGGAGCATCTTCCATAGAAAACTTAGTTAATCCGTGTAAAGCTCCCTTCGATCCAGTACCATCAACCGTTCCCGATATATCATATGAGTCACAACCAAATGCACCCATGTGTTCATTCCCTGGATATTTTACGCCATTTTTTAATATAACGTTATTTTGTAATCTTTGACCTGGAACCCAACTAACTTTAAATCTACCGTTAGGATCTGGATTAAAAGTAACTTGAGTATCTTTAACACCGTTTGTCCATTGAAAATTACCGGTTGTTAATACAGATGAATTTCTATTTCCCTCATTATAGTCTATCTGTTCGTATATCTTAATGAGATTAAATAAACTATTTTTTGTTTCATCTCTAAAAGCATGCTCCTCTGTTCTCGGAAACTGTCGGTAAAATTCATTTAAAGCGTCTTGATCATCTTTTAATCCCTCAGCCTCGTTGTCCCAGTGGTCTACCACACCGTAATCTATATCTACTCCATGAGGATCTTGCTTGTGTCTTTCAGGAGTATCAAACACGGGTTGTCCATATTCATCAATAAATCCCTCGTAGTTCCATTCCATAGGGATAAACAGAGAATATAATCCTGACTTAGTCTGTCCATTGCGATTTCGTTTTGTAACATCTGAATTATAATATAAGTTTTTAAAATTATCACCACCCTTATCAAGAGCGTTGCTTGTTGACCCCATCATACATTTACCTATAATTCTACTACCTAATCGTAAACAAGTTTTTGTAACTCTCCAGTTATTTTTTATATTATCAGGTCTTTCCCATTTACCACTTTCATCATGTACTAGTAAAGAAAGTTTTTCACCATCATAACTATTATCACCTGTATTTTTCCAATCTATAGTTGTGTCAAGACCTTCCATGTCATCTTGCTCTTCACGCTCTTTCATTTTTTTACGAGTGAATTTTTTAGCAGGCACCCTGTAAGCGAGTTCGGACTTTGGCCGGTCCATACCGTCCTGTATTGGCTTAAAGAAGAAAGGGTAATTAATACTAATCGGTACTACCTTGTCTGTAAACATTTTCTTTGCATCAGCACCAGTTTTAGATAATATACCAAATCTACTATCACTAGCTAAAGTGG